AGGTTCATATACCTTATACTTTTTTACCTAACTATGAACATTCAAATGTAGAAGTTATAGGTTGTAATTATTATCATCGTGACACAAAAAATACAGGCAATAGAAATTTATTATTAGATGATCCAAATGGTGTGGTAAGTAACTGTCCGTACCCAAGTTTTTACCCATTAAACTATGTACCAGATCAACTAATTATTGTTGAAGAGGCTGCACCCATAAATAAAGAACCTGATAAATTACCAGAAGGAAAACAACCACAAACACAGATTCCAAAAGAAGAAAAAAAGCAAGATGATTATAAACCTTGCCCACCAAAAGATGCACTTTTTAGGCAGGGGGATTTTAAAAATGAGCTTCGGCTTGAAAGGCTGGTAAAATACGAACGAGATATAAATGGTTCTTGCAATGCGGTCTGGGAAGAAGTACCTTTTATCGACCAATATATTCCACAACCTAGCACTATTGTCTCTACTGCTGTTATTGCTAGTGTGGCTGCGACTACTCCTATTATTTTAAATTTAGTAAAACCTATTGTTAAACAAATAATTAAAAAGCTTACAAAGAAAAAAGATAAGTTAAAATAAAAAAACCCTATTCAAAATGGCGAAGGATAGGGCGTCTAGGTAGACAAGTTTCAACCAGTGCTTGTCTACTGCTTTAATTTGTGAGTATGTGGTATAACTTGATTTGGTGGTACTGTCACTTTTATCCCTTCACAAATTTGTGCGTATTTGCCTACGAAGGTCACTCCTAGGTTCGCTTGCTCTCCGCAGACTTTTAAACGAAACATTGCAAGCTCTAGCATCTGTTTCTGGTATAACAATTCTTGATTTTTTATATTTACCTCTGTAGCTTTTAAACATAAATCAGGAGCTTTACCTAAAGGAATTGTAATCTGTGCTGAAATTCCATAATTTAAGTTGTAATTATCTTTCTCGAACCTTGGAGTTTCTTGGACGTATTTAATTTGGCCTGTATCTTCATCGTAAATGTTTTGTTTAGTCACTGTTTCTATTGGTCTATTAAATGACCAAGCATCTGTCACATAAGGAGTTATCGTGAGACTTGGTGAACTACAAACAATTCCCTGTGACATACGAAACTGAGGTGTTGATTGAGGAGCAATCATTGTCGCATTATTGTTAACTGTACCCTGTGCATTTGAGCTAGGACTTGCAACAGTTGTATTAGCTAAAACTCTTGCAGGGCAAAGGATTACAAGAATTACTGACCAAAGGTAGTTTCTACGGTTGTTGTAGTTGTTGTATTTATGGTGCGATTTATTGTTGTTATTGTGTCGATTCCCGGTGTGATCATTGTCTCTACCAACGAAAAAGGTTGACTTGCATTTACTATTTTCCATCTAGGCACACCTTCCAATGTAGGACTTGTATATGAAAAGTTAATTCCATTAACTGTTTGTGTGGCTTCTGCTGTTGGTATTGAGTTAATATATCCATTAATATCGCTGCTCTCTATGTTTGTTCCTGATACACCATAGGAATAACCTGTTCGATATTGATGGCTGGTTATTGATTCTGTTACTACTGATTGGGATGTAGAATTTGTGCTGGAAGATCCTGTACGAAAGGTTGGTACTACTGGATTTGCAAGGATTTTTACAGGAAATAATATTATTAATAGCAGCCAAAACCTAGTCAATTTGGATTGTTACTGTAGTTGATCCTACGCAACTAGAACCTGATCCAAATGCGCCGCTACAAGTGTGAACACCTGACGATAAAGATGTCATAGAACCAGATCCAAGAGTACCACCACTACCTACAGTTGTTTGTCCTGACAAATGAGGCAATGTTGCTATGCCTGATGATGGTGTAATTGCAGAAGGTGTAGCATCGCCTATGTTTATAGCTTCTGTCAAACTAAATGCTGAACCTGACGTTGTAACTGATTTATCGGTTTGTATTAAAGCAGGTACGCCATCAGTTAAGCTGCCTAAATTTAATCCACCAATTTGACCAGCAGTAGTACTGCCACCAGAAGTAACAGAGGGGGTAATATTGTTACCTGATATTGAATAAGTCGTTCCAAGCTTATTTGTAACGCTGTATGGCATATCTACAGTGATCTGTGCAGATGTTGTGAACTTTTGAGTTATGTCTGCGTATGAAGCAGGACTAAAAGCCAAAAGTAATATTGGGATTAATTTCTTCATTTTTTGTCCTCTTTTTTGTCTACGACTTCCGCACCAAGAATCTTGATGGGTGTCTCTATTCTAATTGTTTGATAACCTCCTGATTGTGATGCTAGTAACGCTTCTACTTCTTTTTTGTTTAATGGTTTATCTTCTGGCTTAAACGTACCATCACCTCTTTTCTTTGCACCCTCTAAACCAAAACTGGCTAATGCACCAGTTAAAAGCGAAGCCGGAAAGGTTATATCCTTGGGTTCGTTACTATATCCCGGGATTGAAATATAGTTTAGAGAAACTATAAATCCACTCCAAGCAACAACAACAAGCCTTACTACAACTGAGATAAATGCCAATTGTTCCTCTTTGTCCTCAATAGTCTCTTTGAGCTTTTTGAGTGGATTTTTTTTGACTTCTTCTGCCATAACTAGGATTTATTAGTCATACTAGGCATAATTATACTTTAAGGCAATGTCTGAAATTTATCCTGTATTAATTGGCGTTGCAGCAACGGCTTTCGTCATGGTTTTATCCAATATAAGTAGTCGAAGAGACAGAGACATTATAGAATTGTTTCGCAGAGTAAATCAGCTTGAAAAAGAGGTCAGTAGGTTAGAAGGACAGAATCGTTAATTTTTGGTATGTTTGGGAAAGAACATAAAACACTATGTCAAAATTTTTAATTAATCTATTCATTAAATTTGGTAAATCTGAATCTTTGCGTAAAGCTGCTTTAAGTTTATTAAAGGATCTTGCAGCTAAATCAGATAATGATGTTGATGATGCCATTGTCAAAATGATTGAAGAAAAATTATTTCCAGTAAAATGAACGTTAAAAAATTTCTCAACATAGAGATAGAGGAAGCACCACCAGAGTTGCAACTGTCTGTTGAAATGCGTTGTAGAGAAATTATGCAAAGTAAAGATTATGACAATATAAAAAGATACTGCACACATTTAGTAAGACATCAAATGCACCAAGATGTTTTTCTTGCATCTTTACTTGGTAGACTGGTTGAACTTGAAGCAGAAAATGTAGTACAAAAAGTCAGAAACAAACCAGACCTTATCAAAAGATTTAAAAAAAGATTTTTCAAGTAATTTGATAAAGTCTTTGCTTTTCAATCACTTTTTTCATTGACCAATATCTTATAAGTGTTTCTAGTTCGTTTATACGTTTTTTTGCAGCAATAATTTTTTCTTTTGTATTCATAAATTATTTTTCATATTTTTCCATATAGACCTTTTTTTCTTCATCTGTAAAGTCTTTCATCTGCATTTTATGAACTTTATCAACTTGATAATTATATTTAAGTATTGCTGTTTTTATATGTTCAGCAACCCAACGACCTTGTTCTGTTACAACTTGTGCCTTGCCTCTATCGTTAATAAAAACATAATGGTCATAACCTTTTAAGGTATCGTCGAGCAACTCTTTTTCCATTTTTTGAAAACGTAATTCTTTAAGTTTATTTAACTTAATTTTGAATTTGTTTTTATTATATTGACTCATAATTAAAAGCTTTTTTTGTTTCTGTGGGATTTAGATTGTTTTCTTTGTTTTGGACATTCTGTGCTTTTTGGTTTTTGCGAAGTAAGATGCCAACCATTACCTTTAGGACATTGATAAGCATAACTATGACCTTTGCCAACGTGTCTCATTTCTGATGCTATCACTTTGGCATCACTTTCTGTACGATAACTTACTTTTTGGCATTTCCAACAATGATTTTGTATGATAAAACCTTTATCAATAATATATTGTTTTAGGTTTTTTAAATCAATTCTTTTTCCCATGCGAACCGTCTTTGAAATCTTTTACAAATACTTTTTTTATGTGGTTCCAGTTAGCCTTAATTAATTTGTTTGAAAAGTTATTACCAGAGATTGTTTCGCAATCTTTTTCAGTAAATTCATAATTTAAAAAAAAGTTATCCCAGTTAATAAAAATAGCTTTGTTCGCTACTGCATTGGCATATTCAGTTGCATTATCTATGGTTTCAAAGTCATAACATCGCAAGATGCTTACATACAAAACTTCTGTATTCTGTGCATATTGAATAGTTACGCATTTAAACTTCGCACCATCAAAGGTACGTTTTACTGTCTTGCCCATTAGGTCGGCATAGTCCACCACAAGTTTCCTACGATTTTTCTTGAACATCTAACTGTTTTTCGATTTCAAATTTTTCATCAAACAGAGCATGAATCTGTTTTGATATTTTTCTTTGTATTAGAGGATTATCCTCTTTAAATCTTTGTTGTGTAAGTTCTTTTAATTTTTGATCAATGTTGTAATACCTTAATTCAAGAAACTGTTGTTGATCTGATGCAACAAAGTCTGGATTTGGCTTTGTTTTACTTGCTTCAATAGTTACATCTATTGTTACGTGTTTACAAGCTGTAGGCTGTGTTATTGCTTGTTCTACTGTTATTGGAAAAGGACAAAGTTTTATCCAATCCTCAAGTGCTTTGTTTGTAAAATCTAGTCGCATTCTGGACATTCAAAATGTAATGGTTGTTCAGTGACCATTGCCGATAAAACCAGCAAGGCCATTTTTGTAGGAGGTTGTTCGTTACTAAAAGGTAAGATTTTTTTGTTTGGTAAATGCAAGCCTTCGTTAGAAACAATTAAAGAATTTTCGCCAGCACATTCAGCAGAATGTTTTTTGTCTAGTTGAGAAAATAAAAGGCCGTCACCATATTCTTTGTTGTGGCAAGTATGTGGCCTAAAATCAAACCAATCTAGATCAAAGCACTCAAGACCAAGTGCTAAATGGTCTTGAAATACTGCAACATTTGGTGGCAGCTTAGGCTCTGTTACTTTAGGTAGTGATTTTTTCATAGTTAAAAAGGTATTTCTTCTTTTTCTGTTTTTGCTACAGAAATTGCACCTGACACAAAAGAAGTGCCATTTTTAGATTCTCTATGCCAAGCACTAACTGGTACTTTTACAACTTTTTCGCCAGCATAGTTGTCCTCGCCTTCTTGGCCTGTAATCCATTCTGCCAATGCCATGGCATCTTGCAAAGTAAATTCTATATTGCCACCTAAGTCTGGTGATTTAGCTGATTTTTTATCAGTATTATTAAAGAGGACAAGACGCCCTGTAAAAAGGTTTTCGTAGGCCATAATTAAAAAGATTTAATAGGAATGATTGAGTTTGTTTCTTCCCAAGCAAGTACTTGTGGAAGTGGGTATCTGATAAGGGGAGAACCCAAAGCAGTTGCCTGTCGTGGTACTGAATACCACTGTGGACCTTCTGCTTTACCTCGCCTTGTACTTGTTCGCCACTTCTTTATGGTTCTTTGAGTTATACCATATCGTTCTGCGAGGTCTTTGGTTGATAGATAAGGCTGGTCTTGTTCCATTACTTAAGTACCTTTATCTTCTTAACAATAAGAGTTTCTAATTGCTCTTTTTGTGTAATAGTCAGTTTACCTTGTGCGAATCTAGTTGCAATGTTTTTCTGATGATCTGTTAATTGTTCTTTGCTTTTTGCATTTAGTATTGCATTTTTTGCAAGACCAAAAGTTTTATCAGTATCAGATGTATTTGATATTTCTTTGACTTGCTCTCGCAAAGTCTCTATAACCTCGCCTTTATTGATATTTTTTTCTTGTACCTTTTCTTCTTCTTCCATATTAAAGTCCATATCTGTTTCAAGACCTAAGATCAACTTAATGCTGTATCTTCTTTGATATGTAACTGCACCACCCCAGTTATGTGTTTGGTTTTTCTTAGGGTTGGCCATATCTTTTTCTGATAAAAATATTGGCAGTTCACTTTTTATCATGCCACCACTTTTATGTATAAGTCTTGTGACAATAAGTGTTTCGCCTGTAGGAGTATAGCCAAAGCCTTGTGAAAGACAAAGACCATGTTTAAGAAGAACAGGTGTAACCAAAGAAAGCATTTGTTCCAGAGGTAAATAGCTGTAACCAAAAGAACCTACACCAACTTGTTTGGTCTTACCCATAGTTGGAAATTCTGCTTGTGCTTTTTGTAAAGCTGTTGCCACTTCTTGGCATGGGTGTTGTGGATAATCTGTCATTGTTTTAGTTTGTTTTGTATGCCCAACTTGGTAGGCTAAGTGTTTGGATTTCTTCTGCATAACCATGCCAGTGGGCATCTGTATGACATTTAGAAATAAGTTTGAGGGCAGCTTGTCTAAGACGTTTGCCTTCAGCAATTGCATCTTCGTCTAGCTCTGTAATGCTTATGGCATATGGGTAGACTTTTTCGACTGCTATAAATACAAATCGCTTTGCACCAATTACTTCTAAGTAATGAGCAGTCTGTAGGTGGTAAAGGTAATTGGCCACTGACTTTATAAATTTGTCTGGGTGGCTATTACCCTCGCCAGTTGTTTTAAGGTCGATAATTGTATCACCATTTAAAAAGTCGCATCTTGCTTTGCAAGTAAGACCAGTTTCCTTATCTTCTTTCCAAAAGCTTTGTTCAGCAGAACCAACTGAAAGAAGTTTTTTTGCAATTGGGTGTGACCAAACAGCATTGGCAATACTTGATGCAAGATCGTATTCTTGGTTTGTTATAGGTTCTATACCTTTGGCTGCCATTTCTTCTGCTTGCACTTTTCCAGCTTTGGTTGATCTACTAAGGCAAACGCCATAAGCTTTTTTTGCTCTGTCTGGTTCTAAGGTAAATGCGTGGCAAAGTTCGCCAACTCTAAATGCTTTTTTTAGTGCTGGTTCGTGTTCTAACTTCTTCTGTTGATACTTGCTTTGATAAAACACTTGCGGACAAGTGCTTGTAATAAGCTTCAGATCGCTGGCAGAATAAGCTGGGTCTGCATGATATACCTCTGCTGGTATATACTCTGAGTCTGTATTAATCTTTGGCATTTAGTTTGTCCTCTAGGTTTGCAACACGTATTTTAAGTGTTGTAAGTTCTTCGGCTTGTTTAACAATAAAGTCTTTTATGACATTTATTTTGCTATCTAAGGCCAGTACAGTTTGACCTGTATTGTGCCCTAGTTCTCTAGTTGTTTGAGAAAGTTTTGTAAGAGCATCTATAAGTTGAAACCTAGATGTTTTTTGTTCTTCTTCGTTCTTTTGTATTGTCTCAAGAATCTTTTGTATGTCTCTAACCATTTTTTTTGACTTCTCCTGTTTGTATAAAAGTTTTAATCCATTTGTCTAGTTCTTCTTCTGACATAGAGCTAATGTAATCTTCAACGCACATGGCGGTAAGATATTGGTCATTAAGAACATTATTCAAGATAGTTTTATGAATATGTCCATCTAAGCGGTCTACCATTTGGCTACCTCTTGGCAAGCCAGTTCTACACCAGCACGACAATCTGCTTTGGTCATGTCTTGTAGTGTTGAGGTAAGTGCGGTAAATAAGATACCGCCTATTGCTAAGTAAAGGAATAAGTGTTTCATCTCATTGCCCTCTGTCTTAGTAAGAAAGAAAGTTGCTTTTTGTATTTAGTAACATTTCTTTTGTGCTTGGCTAGCTCGGTAAAATCGCCAGTTGCACAGCAAAAAGCGTAACCGTTTTGTGCTTCTTGAAACTTGACCTTTACTTGGTCTATCTCTTGTTGTAGTTCGTCTACCATTTTTTTTGGGGGTTGTGGGCTCTCGCCCTTACTTCAATTATAGTCTGGGTTTTCCCTATTGGCTACCCACCTAGTGTTCGGTTTGTTTTTTGGCAAAAGTTAATCTGTACCGTTAGATATTTTTAATAAAAGTTCTTTTTCTTTAATAGGGTCAAAGCAGATGTCTCTTTCTACTGGCAACCCAAAAGGACCTCTAAGTTCTTTTATTTCTTTCATATCAAAAGAACCATACTCTTGTTCGTGGCCTTTTACCAAACCCCAAGCAATTTCTGTCTCTGGGTCGTATTCAGCGATAAACCAAGTCCAGTTGCTATCGGGTGTGAATAGCTTTACATAAAAGACCATTTCTTGTGATAGGTCATCATGTGCTGGTTGGCTGTAAAGCTTTGGAAGTTTTTTAAGAATTTCTTTTGTTAAAAGTTTCATTGTTCTTTGTTGTAAATTGATTTTAAGTAAGTTGTTTCAATAGCTTTGCGATGCTGTAGGTATAATTCATTGGTCATGTTTTCAAACAAGTACCGATCATTTAACCTACTTATTGCTTCGTCAAATTCTTTCTTTGTCATTAGAAAGGATTATCCCATCTTTCATATTGCTGTAAAGTAATGTCGCCACTTTTACAAAGTGAATCTGTAAAGTTGTTCCAACATTCTCTTTTTGCAACTTTGTCTTTTTTTGCCCATGTAGGTAAATTCCAAAGTTGTTTGAAATAAAAAAGTGCTTCTGCTTTGGTCATTGGTTTAGAGGTAGCCATTACACTACCTCTTTGATGTCAGAACCAACTTTAATGTGTGCTGCAACAGCTTCATCTAAATAAAGATGTCCACCATAAAG